TACCGCCTCTACCCATAGGTGAACGCGGATCGCCTACTTGCTCCAAAAACGTCCGACTGAGATTGCTGACCGATTGATTGACCCTATTCATCGCTTGTCCTAACAGGTCAACGTCAATCTTGGACTTGACTATATTATTTAAGCGGTCGGTGAGTTCCCTATACCTGCGCTGCATCCCCGGCAATAACGCACCGGCCTGCGCCTCTTGTAACCGAATGGCCGGGTTATCAGTGACCGTTCCCGGCGTCATTTTATCGGCAAGACCTTTGGGGTCCAAACGGCGAGCCGCCGCAAGCGCCTCGATTCCCTGATCCCCCACTTGCAGCACACCACGACCAGTAAGCGCGTTTTTTGCGGCTACGACTGGCGATGCGCCAAAACCACCTATCAGCGACGCGGCACCCTCTTTTGACATTTCACCGACGGCACCGGAGAAATCTTGAAGCTGCGTTCCGGAAGCAACCTGACCGGCCTGCTCGATACCCTCACCGAAAAACGAGCCGATCCCCTGCCTGGCAACCATTGAGGGGATACTTGCCCCCCTGGACCCAATAGCCATTATTGCTTCGCCGCCTATAGCCTCGGCCGAACCAGCAACAGCCTCCGGTATGTCGAACGCATCAAATCCTTCCGGTTCGACCATCTTCCATTTCTGTTCCGGAGATTCGCGCCATATCAGTACATCGGTCGGTAGACCGGCGACGCCGGATTTTCCGAGAACGCGGAGTTCACCGTTTTCGTGAAACTTTTTCAGTCGCGCCTGTTTTTCCTCCATCGTATCGCCACGGGCCAGCGACCACCGCATCCCCATTGGCGCCGTCTGGTCAGGGTCGAACTCGTTTTGCAGGATTTCACCAACAACGCGGCGTGTTGCGACGGTAGGGCTTTCGCCTCTATTTCTGCGAGCCAACGCTTCGCGCGGGTCGAACGTCGGCACGACCTGCTGCCTCTTTTTTTGCAAGGCTTCTCTTGGATCAAATTGCTGGTCAGTAGGCACTGTTCTGTATCCTCTCAAGCCGTTCCAGCGCCCTTATAGCAGCCTCCTCGGAAAACCCGGTCTCTGCGAAAACCTGCAATATCCCTAACTGGCCTTGATCTGTATTCAGATCGAAAGGCACATTAACAACACCGGGCGCCCTCTTGGCTTGCTCATACGCATTCTCGAATGACGCCACTTGTAGCTCTTTCATGGCACCAATAACCTCTGGCGCTCCCCTCGCGAAATCAGGCAAAGACTCCATCTTGTCAATAATGCCCGCTGCCCTGCTTGCTATTTCGCGCTCAGGCTCAGAAAACCGACTGCTCGTTTCGCCTGTAAGAATTGGAATAAGCTGGCTTCTAACTGCCTGCATACGCGCTTTTACGGCACCAAGTTTTTCGATGTCGTTATCTGCAATCCATCGAGAAACCTGATTGCCCGCATCCGGCCCCCAAAGAACCGACACGGCACCACCCAGACCCAGACCTATAGCCCCTCTTGTTCCGACAGACCCAGGATTTGCGGCCACTTCCGGCGCGGTAGCACCAAGAGTTCTGGCTAAAGTAAGCGACGAATTGTAACTCTCTACTGCATCAGTATTGAGTTTTTTCTCATCGACCTCCCTTGTCGTTACATCTGAACGCTCTACAGGAGTCGTAATCCAATCCGACTGCAATGGAACAGCATTTCCATCCCGAACAATGAACTGATTCGGAAGGTTCGTTGTTTGATCTATGTTAGACCAAACCTCTGCCTCGAATGGCTGTTGACCTGGGATGCTTACAACGCGCTGACCTATCCTGGACGGCTTTTCCGGTGGCGGCGGTGCCTTCATGCGATCACCAATAGCGCCCCCAAGTACCGCGTTTCCAATATCAGGATTGTATTCAGCAAGCCCACCGAGCATTGACCGCTGATCCTGCGGAAACTGCGACAACACATCGCCAAGCGCCCGCGCCTTCTGTTCTTTCAGCGCAGTCTCGCCCTTCGACGCGCGCTGGCGGTAAATCTGGGCATTCATCGCATTCGCCAACTGCGCCAATCCCTGAGTCCAGTGACCAATGGGCTGCGGACGCGAACTCTGCGTTAGCAGAAGATCCGCCATTTCCTGATTGCGCCGGACTTCGTCGTCAGAAACCTTGCTGACATCCATCAGGCGATTGGTGAAGCGAGTGAATGCGTTGTCGGCCATTGCTAAAGCCCCAGCATCTGGTCAAGATAGGCGTTGAATGAACTTTGACCACCGCCGCCGCCGAACAGGCTTCCACCTATAGCGCCACCAATGGGACCGCCCAAGATCGCGCCACCGAGGCCGGCTAATCCACCCATCATCGCCTGATTGTTCGCCATCTGCGCCTGATAGTTCGCCTGCTGTCCCTGCTGGTTCAGCGCGTATCCGCCGAGCGTGTTCACGTTCGACGGCGCATAGAAACTGTTCAGACCCGGTTGCTGTACCTGCTGCAACCCGAGCAGGGCCGCCATTTCGTTGAACTGGTTCCCGCGAATACCCAGACTCTCAGCAAGCGACTGCGCCCGCGCCTGGTTCAGATTGTTCATGTTCTGCTGCGCGAACTGTAGATTATTCGCCTGCGCCTGATTGGCGTAATCGGCGCTGGTAATTCCCTCACGACCGAGCATGTCGCGAATACTCTGGTCCGCGCCAAGCCCCATCAGGCCCAACTGATTGTTGTAACCAGTCTGCGCTAATCGTGCATTGAGATCCGCCAGCGCCGACTGGTTCTGGAACTCGCCGGCACCTAGCTGCTGTCCGAAGCCAAGCCCTGCCCGCTGCAAGCCCGCCCCAAACTCCGACAGACCGGCATTGTTCGCGAACTGACCGCCCGCCAGTGACTCGCCGAACCCCTGTCCACGCGCAGCCAGAACGTCGCCAAGCGCGCGCGACGCCTCAGAGCCGCCGGTTATCACCGCCTGATTCGCGAGATCGTTGTAGGCTCTCTCGCGACTTTGGTTGAACCGGTCGAACTCTTTCGACTCCGCCTCGTCAAACCGCGGCAGGCCCTGATTCGCCATCTGCTGCGCGAGCGCCCGCTCGCGGTCGGCATACATCGGGTCCAGTAGCTCCCGCCCTCGGTTGAATACCGACTGCGTTACGTCGCCACGGAACTGCTCGATGTCCTGCGGAATCTGCGGAAGCCCACCGACATCAAGCGCCCGCTGCAACCCCGGCGCGTCCGGAAGCGACCACGGTGACACACCCTCCGAAAACGGCCTGATACCGTTGACGCTCAGGAACTCCGGGCGATTCAACTGCGGCAGGTTCCCGAAATCGGGATTGGCCCATTGCGGGGTCATACCGAGATCAGTCTGAATATCACCGAACTGCGACAGGTCTATCGGGTTCGGATTCAACATGCCCTGACGCTCCAGCGCCATCGCAAGCATGTTCTGATCCGAACTGATCTGCGAATCCAGAAGACCCTGGACCCGCGGGTCGAGATTCAGCGTCGCCGTGTTGCGGTTCGGACCGGAATAGGTCAGGTTCCCATACGGGGTGTACTGGTCGATGCGGTTGAACTCCGCATCAGCCCGAGCGACCTCATAAGGATCAACCGGTTTTGGCGGATCTGGGCTTTTCACTAAAGTATCTCCTGATATTCAACTCGCTGGGGAGCAGGCCGTACACGAAAATGTCACCCTTTTCGCCGGCATTCCGCAGTTTCCCTTCCTCTTTGAACCCGAGCCGCTGCACCATCTTGCGCGCCACAAGGTTCTTTCGCTCCACTAACGCAGTTACCCGCCTGCATTTCAACTGCTCGAACGGGTAGGAGAACACGGCATGTATGATCCGCCTGTTTACGGCCCACCGCCAGTCGTCACAGTAAAACGCAACCTCGATGTTCGGCCAGCGGTAATTGAAAAACCCAATTATCCCGACCACCTCATTACCCTGCGTTCCTGCCATGCAGACCATATTGTCTGCCGATCCGCCCATGCGCTCGCAAAGCATCCTCGCAAGGATAGCGTTCTGCTCCGCATTCGGGACGACGAGCTTCATATATTCAGCCCCTGCCCGAGCAGCAAATCAGTCCTGTACCACGCCGGGCGCTCTCCCTCGACCGAAATCGACACCTGGACAGACAACGCCTGTCCGTGTCCTGCCGCAAGTTTCCACTCGTCCCTCACGCTCGTCGCCGACGACCACGGACTGCCCCACGGGCTGCCCCACGGAGTTCCTGAACCGCCAGTCGTCGTGGTCCTGTTCACCGTCGCGTTGTCGAAGTCGTAGGCAATCTCAGAGCCTGCGACGAACGAACTCGTACCTGAGAACACCGTCCGAAACGCCTCAACCTTTTTCTTGTTCGGCGATCCGAAGTCGTTCCACGCCTGACGGGCGTCCGCATCAATGTTCGACCCGTCATCGTTCGTACCCGTATCGGCCTGCATCACCCTGCCGTCGGTCGTGCCGAAATACAGCGTGTCGTCGTGTACACACAGCGACCGCGCGTTCTGCTCTATGAACCTGGCGGGTGCCCCCGTTTCCATGTTCATTACGTACTGCTCAAACTGCGTCGCCGAAACCGGGATGTTCAGTATCAGCATATTGCGGGTGCTGTAGTACAGCGCCTGCCATCCGAAATTCGCCCGGTAGGACGGACCCGCCAATTCCAGCGCGCCTTTCAATTTCGTAGCCGGCGGGGCCGGGCGCGAAAACGCGCTTGGGACGTACACGACATCCGAGTCCGTCAGGATCATCACTTCGGAACCGATCTTGCAATGCGACCGCGCGCTCATCGGTGTCGGAATCTTGTACTTACCGACCAGCGCCCAATCGGCTGCCGTGCCGGGATCGGACCCCTGATAGACAATCACCTCGCCCGTCGCCATGACGAAAATCGCGTAATCGTCCACCCCGGAACCGCCGTCAACGGTCCAGTTGTCCATGAACAGCAATTTTCCGCCGCCGCTGGCTATCTGCGACAGGCTGAATTTCGTCAGCGCGCCTCCCAGGGTGTTCGTTGCCGAGTACCAGAAGTCCTGCGAGCCGTCCTCCCAGAAGTACGAGCGCGACTTGAATACCTTAATGCCGATCAGGTCTGCCACGGTCAACCCGGAGCCTGACACGGTCATCGCCGAAACGGTCGTCCCGTTGAAGGTCTGGGGCGCGTCGGCGCCGTTCACCAGCCCCATCACGCCGCCCATCATGTCGTGCTGCCACTGGCCCGAGGTAAACGAGCCGGCGAGGCTTGATGCGGTCCCGGCCGAAGTCGCGTCATAGATGTTCGTCGGGCTGGTCGCGAGCAGCTTCTGCGTCGCTCCGTTGTCGAACGAAATCACCGTATCGACGTTCCCGGCGCCCACCGTATCGGCGTGTTCAATGTACCCGCGCCGAACACGTACCTGATTGATTTCTGGGTAGAAATTAACTAAATGAGTCGCGTCTACCGGCGTCATTTGCGCCGGGTCGTCCCGCGTATTCCATCCACCAATGGGCGGCGGCAGCGTTACGCGGCGCGACGTAGCCCTACGAGGGGAAGTCCGAATCGGGGAGGTTATCATCGCGCGGCACGTTCCCTTGCAAGTACAACGGCGTCGGGACAGTCTGCGCGACCTCGATGCTTACCCGGTTGTAAAACTCCGCCCGTTCCTCACCGTAATCGAGTCCGAGCCTCTTTAACAACCGCCATATCACGCCGAGTTCAAACAGGTCCTCGTCCAGAACACCAACATCCGTATCCGCCGTCCACACCGACTGACCCGTGCCACCCGCGCTTTCGCAAAAGTTCGCCGACACGTACTCGTAGGCGAGCGTTTCCGTCGCCGACGGTGTTGGATGCAAATACAGTTCCCCGTCCGCTCCGTAAATCCGGAACCGGTCATTGATCGTGACCGACGTTG